GCTCCGGGCTCTGACAGATAATAAGCCCCGTCGAGTTCATTAGATATTTGACGGGCGATGATCCCGAGCAGGTGATCGACGAAAGCGTCGCCTTCGGGTGCGTCTTCAAGATCATCATCGCTGACAAGTATCGCCCCGCGGACTTTCTTAGCCGATAGAGTGATCAGGTCGTTAGCTAAAGTATTGATGATGTCATTATCAGTGAGCGTTGATTTCGGTTTTAAAACACCGCCGGCAAGCCCGATAGCCCTGACGTTTTTCTGAGCCTTTGTCATCTTCACGATTCGGGCGTTATTTTTAAAAACGCTCTCATCGATAACGTAATCAAGGAACCGGTCGGCCTCCTCAGGTGAGAAGGTGATGGTCGACAGAAGCCCTTTCTTCAAGACTGCTTTATTGAGTAGTTCGCTGTTAGTCATTTTTGTTAATCCTCTCTAAAAAAACTCGGCCATTTTGTCGTCACGGGTGGCGTAATGTCATCACCCTCAAGCGACTTTTTCACGGCCGGTATAGCTTTAATTTTTGAATCGAGCTCCTCAAGACGTTTATTAACAGACTCAGAGAGAGCCTCGATCGACTTGACGACCTCATCGATACGCTTAGAGACCGCATCGTCGTCAGACTTTTTTTCTTCAGCCTTAGCGGGCTCAGCCGGAGCCGGGGGTGGGTAGCCGTAACCATAAACGGCGTATTTTGTCAGCACCCTCACGGCCTCCTTGATATCATCGGGTAGATCGTCAAAGACCTTCTCGAGAGTCGTAACGGCCGACTTAATCGCCTCGAGCGTCTGAGCGTCAAGACCTTTAAGCCGCTCGACCGCACCCTCGGGAGTCTCAATCATTTTCTCAAGCTGTTTTAGTAACTCATCCATGAAAGCCTCCGATTTTATAACAAGGAATTTTCGCCGATTAGCGGGGAGGTCGACGAGTGAGACCTCATCGATTGAGAGGTCAACGAGTTTTCTGGCGTCTTTTGTTTTTCCCATCACACGCTCACTCTAACTCCCGAGCTAACCTTACAAGTGATAATCTCGACGTCGAGCGGTCTCGGTGAGTGAGCGACCCTCACGTCCGCTGATATTCTCCACCCGACCACCTGCTTTTGTCAAGCGGTCGGTTCAACGTAAGCGTAACCAGCCATCGAGAGACCTGTAATTCTGCCCTCTTTGATAGCCTGCCAGAGCTCGGGGTCAAGCACTCTGAGCGTCATAAGCCATGAGCCTTTTTTGACCACCTCGCCGTTGAGCTCAAACGTCACCGGGGCGATGTAGTTTTCAAGTAACTTGACTGAGTCGAGCGGCTCGCCCGAGTGATTGAGTTTAAACTTCGCACCGGCCTCCATAAAGTGATAACAGGCATCTCGAATCTCATCAGCGTCGGTATACTCGCCCTGAGCGTCGACCTTCTCGGGCTCATAGACGACACCCGTCACGATGTGCTCATCGCCATCGCCAGCCGAGCCCTTGAGTAGTTTCACCTCATAGGATTTTAGCTCAGCCTCTTTTTTTAGCCTGAACGGGTAGTTAGTGATTAACAGCTCAGAGTCTTTAACCACGCCGATCTCTGGTTGCCAGATACGAGGCACGTCAATCTCTTTTAAGATATAGTCTTTAAAAAGCCGCCGGTTGTCAGGCGTGTCATTTAAGGTGATCATAAATTGACCTTTAATCGACTTAACCGCCGAGGCAAACTCAGCCACGTCAAAACCGAAATCCTTGCCCCCCCACTCGTCAGGATAAGGTGGGTCAAGGAAAAAGAAGGTCTGCTTTGAGTCAAACTCTCTGATCACGTCTTTATAGTCGCGGTTTAAAATTTTTGTATTTTTGAGTCGCTCTTTAGCTTTTAACAGCCTGTTATAATCAGGTTCGAGGCTATGACCCGCCGCTCGCCCGGGTGAGAAGGTTGACTGAGAGTTTCGATAAGAGGCTTTAAGCGTATAATAGAATCGATAAAAACGCTCCTCATCTGAGGCTGGTTTTGTCTTATCTGCGATGAGCTCGTTAAACTTTTTCCTTCGACTGATCCAGTCAAACTTCTTAAGTCGCTCGATTGACTCTGTCGTTAGTGACTTGATAAACCGGTAAGCGAAGGCAACCTCGGGATTTTTGTCATTTAAGACCTCAATCTCGCTCGGATCTTTTCGCCAGAAAACAGCCGCCCCGCCGGCAAACGCCTCAACGTAAGTCCGGTGATCAGGAATGTTTTTTACAATCATCCCGGCGATAAACTTTTTACCCCCGCCGCCCGGCGACCCAAACGGCTGAGCGACGCCCTTGTCCACGTCAGTCAGATGATAAAGACCTCGTTTAGTCAGTTTAAAATTAGCGTAGAGATACTCCCAGGCCGTGTTATGCTCACGTTGACCGGGCTGATTTATCTGCCGCTCAACCTTATAGCGCTTGACATCCCATGCGGCCGGCGCCTCTTTGATTTTTGAGCCCGAGCATAATAGGAACTTTCCCTTGATTGATTTTAACCGGTCAATGAGCTCAGCCCAGTCATCCTCTTTAAACTCATAAGCAAAGCCCTTCTGTCCCTGGTTGAGATATGGAGGGTCGAGATAAAACACGACATCATCGTCGTCAAACTCATCAATGACTTTTGAGTAGTCAGTGCTTTTTATCACGACGTCTTTAAGCCTTGCCTTGTAACGCTCAAGGTCAGCGACGATATTTATATGACGCCCGACATGCCCTGGCATCGCTGATGCCATCGGGGCGCCGCTATAACCGCCTCGCTTTAAATACACTATCTTATAAAACCGCTCGACAGGATCATCGGTTTCTAATTTAACAAGCCGCTTATATGTCTCCTCATCGATAACCCAGTTTTTCCGGGCAAGTCGTTTTTTTTGCTCATCAGTCACGTTTTTTATAAAGCGGTAAGCAAATGCTATGTCTGAGTCTTTGTCGTTTAATACCTCAACCTCAGAGGGGCGTTTATTCCAGAAAACAGCCGCACCCCCTGCGAAGGGCTCAACGTAGACTCGATGCTCAGGTAGATAGTCTATGATAAGCTGAGCTGACCGAGTTTTACCACCCGGCGAACCGAATGGCTGTCGGACTTTTTCAATCTCGACCTCGGCTGACTTTGTCTCCTGCTCATAATCGTCGTCTTTGAGTTTCGATATCATCCAGACCCGCTCCCGAGGCGAGACCGGGACATAAGCGAAAAGGTAATTCCCGCTCAAGACCCGGTCGGTGATATGTAGTTTTTTCGCGTGAGGCTCGGCGAGGTATAGCTCCCACTTGAAGCTATCCAGCCGGATCATCGCTGACCATGTCTTAGAGAATGCCCCCACCTCTCCGGGCTCAAAGATAGCGATTGAGCGGGCGCCGACATTGAGCCAGTCGTCGGGGCCGCGGACGACCTCGGCCTGAGGCTCGTCGACCTGAGGCACTTTAAAATCAGCCCGCAGTTTTTGCCCCTGATCGAGACCCATAAATTTTGACAGCCCGTCAATGTTTCCCGTGAAAATCTCGGCGCCCTCAAAGTAGTCATCGCCATCTCTAACGAGCCTCAAGTCAAGATGACAGCCGTGATTGCCGATGACCGAGAGTAACTTCTCTCTAAGTTTTTTCAGGTCTAATCTAGCGACCATGACCCCGGTCTCAGCCGCCTTAAGAGCCTTCGCCTCATCCTCACTGAGCCCCATGATATGAATCTGCAGACAGCCTCGACCCTGATCGCCGGCCTCAAAGTCGATGTTGGACTCAGCCTTGAGCACTTGATAGACGTTAAACTCTTGGGCAATGTCAACGACCTGCTCGGCGTAATACGGCGTCTGTCGGCTCGGGTCGATATCAATCACCCGGGCGTTTTGAAAAACAAGCCGGTTCGTTCCATCCTCAACGAGCGGTATAATCTCGAGAGCTTGTATCGTCAGGATGTCGCCCGGTTTAGCCTCGATTGATGAGGCCATCGTTTTCCCGAGATCAATGTAAGATTTACCCTCAAACTCAGTTAAGTTCTGAGCCCCGAAGTCGCCCGGCAGAACGCCCACCTCATAAACGAAATTTCCATCTTTTGTTTTCTCGACCGATAAAACTATGACTTTAAACTCAGCGGCGTTTTTTAGTTTAGCGACTGAGTCCCAGACGCCATTTAGCGGATAAGTGCCGGTCACATCTTTTACAACGATGCCCTCGCTCTGAGGTAATTTTGAGAAGCGGTCAAATGCTTTTTTGAGGTCAACGAGTGAGGTCATCGGCGCCGACTCAGGAACAAGCTCAAAGCGGAAAGTCTCACCATCTTTTAACCCCGACATAAACCGCTCGAGTTGACGGCGGCGCTCAGAGAAGGGCTCAAGGTGGAGGTCAGCGCCGTCTAGCCAGACAAGGTCAAAGACGACGATAACGAGGCGCTCATCCTCATCGAGCTCAATTTTATCAGCGTTTAGCCGGGCGAGCTGGACTCGAGGCAGTCGCTTGCCGTCACGCTCAATCCCGACATCTGAGTCGATGATAAAGTCGTGAGGTATTGAGCGGAGATAATCAACCAACTCAGTCGGGAACGCCTCAACCCGGTTCTCGAGGCCGTCGCTAATAATCTTGACGCTCTCTCCCTTTTTCCCGACTGATACTCGATAGCCGTTGAGCTTCGGCTCAACGACAAACGTTCGCCCCTCGCACCATCCGGCTAAAGCCTCAACGCTCCGAGCCTCGGTGATACCGGCCATGGCTGGTTTCGGTAGTGGATATTTTCCCAGCTTATCAAAGGTCAGTGTCTCGGCCTTGTTAACGTCACTGGTCTGATATGAGCTGACGTTTGAAACGAGAGCGGCCCCGGCCTGCGCCACTTGATCGCCCGAGACCTCTCTCACCTCAAACGGCCGAGAGCGAAGGATCAGGTCAAAAAGCGGGATGTAAGACGAGTGCGGCCCGGAGGGCTCATAAATAAAGTGCGGCGCCAGACCTGTCGATTCAACGACCTTCATCAGTTTTCGCTCAAGTGACTCGTCACGCTCAGGCTGTCGGATTAACAGGTCAACGTCGTGAGCCTCGGCTGGCGTCTCGACGAACGACCCGACGATTGAGACAAACTCAGGAATGACAACGATGTCTGAGTAACCGGCTGAGAGCCCCTTAGAGTGGCGATAGCTCTCGAGCGCCTCATCAATCGGGTAACGCCCCCGAGTAAGCTCGCGGCGGTCGAACTCATCAATGAGGGTCTTATAGCGCTCAAGATATTCTCGGCGTTTTTCCGGGTCGGTCATTTTTGCCCAGAGCTGGATAAAGCGAAAACGGAGATTCCTTAACTCAGCGTCAGAGACGCCCCTGATTGACTCGGTCGTTATCTCCTCAATCCTCATCTTTTTACCTCTCTCGTTTACTCGGCGGCGAGCCATTGACAGCGGCAGTTCGGGTGGACAGGTATCAGACCCTCAGCGTCGCTGATGTCAAAGACCTCGCCGTCATAGCTGTCGCACTCATCGCAAGCCCCCTCGAGGGCGAGATACTTAGCCTGGCTGTAACCAGCGCTGTCGAGCTCGTCAAGGTAAGACTCTGAGAGCACGTATCGGCTCTCTGTCCGGGCGATCATCTCGGCTCGGTATAAGAGCGAGTCGTCAGCGTAAGCCTCAACCGAGCGTCTGACCTCAGACTCAGGCTCACCATCAGCAATCAGCTCATCTCTAAGTCGAGCGATAGCCCTCGCCTGCCGGTCATTGACGCCGACCGAGACCTTGACGAGAGAGGCTATCTCTCGACCCGTCCAGCCGTTTAACAGACCCTCGGCGACGATACCCTGAAGGGCGAGCCGGGTAGTCTCGGCGATTGAGGTCACCCGGGCGGCCGCAAGCCGTGAGTATTTCTCCCATGATTCCAGCTTAGTAACGACAAGGGCGATAGCTTTATCTCGCCCCTTATAAACTATCGAGGCCGGTTGAGATCGTCGAACCTGAGCGATTCTGGGTCGATTTTCCCGGATATAATTAGCCGCTAATCGCTGAATTCTGGCTTTTCGCTTTTTTTTAGCCGCCGGCGCCGGCCTCACCGAGCCTCTAACACGCTCACCAAGCCTCATATACTCGGCGGCGAACAGCTCTTTACCCTTCTCAAGCCAGTCATAGTAAACGCTGTCAATGTCGCTCACGTCTCGGATCTCAGCCGGTAAGGCCGAGCGCAGAGAGCGAAACCACTTGACCGCGGTCGCCTTAAACCGCTCGAGGTCAGCCCGGGTAAAACCGCGAGCCTTATCGATACGCTCTGATAAGACGTCATTGATTAGCGCGAGCAGAGCCCGGGCTGAATCAGTATCAATCATCACTTACCCCCGGCGGCTGGCTCAGAGAGCGCCTTGAGTTTATCCCGAATCTCGAGCAGAATGTCGATATCGTCAGCCCCGTCGCCCCCTGAGATAGCCGGTTCCGACTCACTATCAGACGTCTCAGCCTCTTTCTCAACCGGCGCGTCGACGGGAATAAACGAGGCAGAGATGTAGTGGCTGTCACCACCCGGATACGGGTCACCGAGGTCAAGTTTGTCTCTGACCTCGTTCGGCGACATCACGCCCCGGTCGATAAACTTCCCGTATATCTCAGCGACAGACTC